CTCGACGACACGAGCCCCGACCCCGCTCAGATCCTCCTCAACCTCGTCGCGACGAAGGCGACGGAAGTGGAGTGGTTGGACGCGAAGATCCAAGCGCTCGAGTCGGACGATGACCTGTTCTGGGGAGTGACGAAGCGGAAGAAGGGTGAGACGGCGTTCGGGTCGACGTCGGAGGAGACACGAGAGGCGGCGCAGCACATCATCTACCAGCTGCTCCACAAAGCACAGGACCAACTCGCCAAGTACACGTCCGATGCTCTCCGGGCTGGGATTGAGGAGCGGCAGGTCAAGCTCGCAGAACGCACCAGTGCGCAGTTCTCATGGATCCTCCAACAGCTCATCACCCGCCTCGACCTCACCCCCACCCAGCAGGACCAAGCCGACCAGATCATCCCCACCCTCATCCACGAAGCACCCACACAGGGGGCCGCATGAGCCGGGTGGACGACATCCACGCCGCGACCGTCGAACTGCAGGAAGCGATCCAACGCCTCGGAAAGGCGATGAGGGAGAAGGGCATGCCGGGGGATCCCGCACAGATCGAACTCGAGTGCACACGCATGGCCCAAGACCTCACCGACACGACCGGCACACCCCTCGCCTGGGCACTCCGAGCGACCGCACGGCAGGTCGAGGCGAACCGCATCAAGATCGAGAGGCGCTGATGTTCACCACCGCACTCCACGACCTCCCCGGCCTCATCGGGGAACTCCGCACACGGCTCGAGCCAGGCCGCGGTGGGGAGTCCGAACGACGAGCGCCCGGATACGCGAAGCACGCACCCACAAGCCTGGGCCCACTGGACATGGCGGATGACCTGTTCGGGGCCCTCGTCGAGCACGCCGGCGCAATCGCAGACATGCTCGGCACGAAACCACCAAGGGCACGCGCCTGGGGTGGGCACAGGGGCATCCCAGCCCACATGGACGCATCGACCGCCCAACATCAGGCCGCGGCGTTGGCACGGTTCATCGAGCACCAGCACCCACTCGTCCAGGATCGTGACCTCGCGGGGGACATCGAGGCGGACATCATCAAGCGGTGGCAGAAGGCCTCAGGGAGGTTCCCGCTCACCCCAACCCCAGAACGCATCGACGCCCGCTGCCGGAACTGTGGCCGGCTGAACCTCCACCAACACCCACCAGACGAGCCCGGTGGGGATCAGACGTGGAAGTGCCACACATGCGGGCTACACCTGCTCGAGCGGGACGTCATCGAACGCCTCGCCGCCCGCGAACGCGAGAAGAAGCACAAGAGGAAGAAGAGGACCGCAGCATGAGCCCGATCACCACACTGACGCTCGCTCACATCGGCAAGCAGGTGCGCATCGTCGACGAGAGCATCACCCTCACCGGGACCCTGCTCGCGATCGACGCCGAGCGAAAGCAGATCCACGAGAGCTACCTCTGCACCGAAGGCGACCGTCTCACCGCTGGTGCGTGGGAGAACATCACCGTGACGGTAGGCCCCAACCGCGTCAACCTCCACCCAGACGCACAGTGGGAGGAAGCATGAACGAAGGCCACGAGGAATGCTGGCGCGCCCACCTAACCCCTGACGGGTTTGCCAAGGGCGGCATCATGCCGCACAGCCCACGATGCGACCGGACGCACCTCGACCCCATCTACGCATACGACGCGACCGGCACGGCAATCGGCTACCTAGTCGCGGACCACTGCCAGTGCTGCGGCGAGATCATCAGGAGGCCTGATTTCCTATGACGCGAGAAGACGTCCTCTCCTACTGGCGAGAGCTCGGAGAAGCTGCGGCCATGACAGACGAGGAGCTCCGCCGCTTTGCCGAACGCATCGGCAAGGCGTTCGGAGACCCTACTGGTGGAATCCGGTACGGGCAGGACCCGCTCGCCCTCGCCAAGCCCCCATACCGGAGGACCGCATGATGGGGAAGTGGATGACCCTCCAGGAGGTCATGGACGAGTTCGGAGTCGCAGAACGCACCTTCCACAGATGGCGCAAACGACACCCAATCAGAGCAGGCCACATCACCCGACGCCACCCACTCATGTTCCACCGAGACGACGTACTCGAAGCCGACTACAAGGAAAACGTCGCCGGGAACGAGAAAGCGGCCGAAGTGGCAGAAGGCACATGCTATGCTGGCGCATAGCGCGACAAATGACACCGATGGGATTCACCCATGACGGTCGACTGGCGCGACCACTTCCTCGCGCAACGCGAAACCACAGGCCCCAAGTGGGCCACCCCCGGCGCGATGGCACAAGCTCTCGACCCCCGCACCATCCAAACCCCCGCACTCGAGCTGATCGACCAGAAGCTCGTCGAAGCGTTCAACACCCCGGACAGCCGGCTCATCATCTCCATGCCACCCCAGGAAGGCAAGAGCCAGAGAGCGTCGCGCCGCTTCCCCCTCTGGGCCCTCACCCAGAACAACGAGCTGCGCATCGCCATGGCGTCCTACGAAGCCAGGATCGCAGAGCGCTGGGGCCGCACCGTCCGCGACGACATCCGCCAGCACCCCGACCTCGGGCTGACGATCCGCGACGACGTCAGTGCACAGCGCGAATGGCAGCTCGAAGACCACGACGGAGGCATGTTCTCCACCGGCGTCGGTGGCGCCATGACCGGACGGCCCGTCGACCTCCTCCTCATCGACGACCCCGTGAAGGGCCGTGAGCAGGCGGACTCCGAAACGATCCGCGACAAGACGTGGGAATGGTGGACAGACACGGCCCTGTCCCGCCTCGCACCTGGCGCGCCAGTCATCCTGATCCTCACCCGCTGGCACTCCGACGACCTCGCCGGCAGGCTCATCGCGGAAGCGGATTCGGAATGGGAGTTCCTCAACATCCCCGCTCAGGCCGACCACCGCCCCGAGAAGGGTGAGACGGACGTCCTCGACCGTGATCCGGGCGAGTTCATGATCTCCGCCCGCGGCCGCACCACGAACCAGTGGGAGGCACGGAAGAAGACGTCCGGCCCGAAGACGTGGGCCAGCCTCTACCAGGGCCGGCCATCCCCGGACGAGGGTGGAGTGTTCCCGAAGGACGACGAGTGGGCACGCTACGACCAGCCGCTCTGGATCGAACACCCCGACGGGCACCGCACTGTGCCGGGCATCCACCGGGACGATCAGGAGCTCGTCCAGTCGTGGGACCTCACGTTCAAGGACACGAAGTCCTCCGACTACGTAGTGGGGCAGGTGTGGTTGCGCGTCGGCACACAGGCGTACCTCCTCGACATGGTGCGGGAGCGGATGAACTTCACGCAGACCGTCGCCGCGATCAAGGCGATGCGGGCGAAGTGGCCCGAGGCCATCGCCGCGTTCATTGAAGACAAGGCCAACGGCCCCGCGGTCATCAACGCCCTGCACCGGCAGGTGAACGGGCTGATCCCGATTGAACCGGAGGGGTCGAAGTACGCCCGTGCGTCCGCGATCAGCCCTTTGGTGTGGTCGAAGGACGTCATCGTGCCTGAGCCGCACCTGCTGCCGAACGTGGCGAAGCTGCTGGAGGAGGCGAAGGACTTCCCGAACAGCCCCCACGACGACACTGTCGATGCGCTGTCCCAGGCGATCAACCGGATTCTGCTGATGCCGATCCTCGAGGGCGGCCTGACGCAGCCGCAGGAGTACGACGACTACGACGAGCGTGGGTGGGTGATCTCCCCCTACTGATCGCAGAAGGGGGTGGCCTCCGCATGGGCATGTTCAGTTGGATCCGTGAGGGCATGGCCACCCCCACCGAGTTCCCGGATGACGGCAGGCTCTCGACGCTGTCTCATCAGCTCGATGAAGCCCACAACCAGATCCACAGCATGGCGGCCCTGTATCGGGAGAATGCGGGCTGGCAGGCGCTCACGCAGGCGACTGAGCGGGACATGACTCGCGAAGGCCTGCGCACGATCTCCCGCACTTGCCGTGTCATGCACGTCGCCAACCCACTCATCAAGCGAGGCCTGAACCTGCGGGCCGCCTATGTGTTCGGCAGTGGTGTCGGTATCAGCGCCCGCTCCGTGGGTGACGGTGCAGAGCAGGACGTCAACGCGATCGTCCAAGCGTTCCTCGACGACGACCACACCCGTTCCGTGTTCTCGGGTGCGCAGGCCCGTGAGCAGATGGAGAACGCGCTCGGCACCGACGGCAACGTCTTCATCGCACTCTTCACCAGCCCCCGCACGGGCCGGGTGGAGCCGCGC